TGCCTCAACTGCATTATGCGTGACTTTTCCCGGAGGCGCGGCGGGCACTGGGGGCACTGGGGGGGCTAATGGAAACGCAGGTAATCCCGGAAACAATGGAGAATCTTCTCCGGGAAGTTCCGAAGGTACTGGCGGGTCCGGTCTTCATCCCGGAGGTTCTGGTGGACAGGGAAAATTAGATGATGGCCCAGCATATCCGAACCCCTGTCTTCCTACAAGTATAGGAGGAGGCGGCGGTGGCGGCGCAGGGACAACAGGTGGGGGAGGGAATCCTAATCCTGGTCCTATAGGTAATATGAATAATTCAGGGGGAGGTAATGGTGGTCCCGGAGGGGGAGGAGCCGGTGGAAATGGGGGCTTATCTCCATACTGTGTGTACCCTAATCCCGGACAAAATTATAATGCGGCAGGCGGCGGTGGTGGTGGTGGTGGTGGTTCATACCGCTCTCCTCCATTTGGTACGGGTGCTTCCGGTGGCGGTGGTGGTGGTTCAGGTAGTCCGGGCTGTGCGGCAGGTAATCCGGGAAACTCTGGGAGCGCGGCAAATCCGACGGCTCAAAATTGTGTACCAGTGGTTGCAGGATGTTACCCCGTAACCGTTCCGACTAATGGTCAAGTTAATATTTCATGGAATACTCAGTAGGTAATGTTTATGAGTGAAAAGCAGTTAAAAAAGGAGCTAGAGAAAAGAAATCTTGAACGCCAACTTGAATCTTTAGAAGCCAACAAAAACAGAGCACAGTCAATAACTGTTGGTACATCCGGAGGTGGAACTGTTGAAATAATGATGCGAACGGCGCGGGGAAATTTTATGTGGAATGTTTATCAGCCTGTAGAAATCATAGAGCTTATAAACCAAATGGCGGCAGGTATAGGATGCCATATCCACATTATGCCAAGACAAGATTTTGCGTCGTGGAGAGACTGGAAAGTTAGCCCAGAAGAGTTAGAGCAAGCAAGAGGTTTTCAAAGACTACAAGGTGAAGGCCACCCTCCATTTGCTAAAATGAGTAGTTTGGAAGACTACCGTGTCAACGGAAAAAACATGCCAGAGAATGCTCAAACATTATCTGGAAGCGCCCCAAAAGAAAAGTTGGCAAAAAAGGAGAGTTAAAATGTGGCAACTAAGAAAATTGTCAACAAACGAAGCATTAAGCAACGCCGGACCTCTTCCAAAAAATTGGGGGCCGATCTCAGGGCTATCTGGGATTCAAGATAGGATAGGCGATTTATCTTGGATAGGGCCAAACTACTCAGATAAAGGATGGGTTAAACTATCAGAAGACGAAAAAAAGCAGATTCGTACACAAAAAAATATGGAGCGTTTTTCTACGGAAAAAGAGTTGATCGATGAAGCACTTAATGACTCTTCTTTAACGGTTGAAAACAAAATTATTTGGCTTAAATACGCGCAAGAGCTAGAAGCTTCCTGTTTATGCCCAGATTTTGACTGTGACCCCAAGTTTCCTGCAAGGCCCAATGTGTAAATACCGCATAAGGTTTAACAAGTCCCGTGGTCATCCGGGGCGCGGTACAGAAGAGCATGTATGGCGCGTGCTACAGGATGATACAGAGTGGTTAGCTAGGCACGTTATTATAGAAGTGCCGTCTTGGAGTGAGCAAGAAGGGCCAGACTGGAACATAGTGTGCGAAGGAACTATGCTATTCTTTGAAGACACCGATACTGTGGTAATACAGTAGTATGGGGCACACTAGTGACACACCTGTTTTTGCTATATGTTCTGGTCAACGGCCAGATACAGTCTTCGGACATGTACTTCTATGACATCAATAGGTGCAATTACTTTGCTACAGCTATTGTCAGGGGAAAGGTAGAGCGGACACTTAGGTACGAACCCCGAGGCGTGGCTCTCGCTGCATATTGTTTGCCCCGTGTGGCAGACCCCGTAACAGTGAGGGCATACTGATGGACCCCGTAACGATAAGTGCCTGTATAGCAGGAGCGACAAGAGCGTACAACCTCGTTGCCAAAGCCGTAAATGCCGGACGTGAGATAGAAGATACCGCCCAGTACATAGGTAAGTTCTTTGACTCTAAGGAAAAAATATTAGAGATAGAGAAAGAAAACCAGTACGGTCCTAAGTTTCTGAGAGGCTCGTCAGTAGAGGCTCAAGCCTTAGAAATACAGATGGCCAAGCACAAGACGCAGCAGATGGAAGCTCAACTTAGGGAAATCATCGTGCTGTACGGGCCGGGCGAAGCCTTCTACAACGAGATGATGAAGACACGGCGCACCATACGCGCACAACGCCTCGCTGCTGCTGAAGCACGGGCTAAGCGAAAACGGTTAATTATCGACGGTACTCTGATCCTCCTAATGACTGGGGCGACTATGGGTATAATATTCTGGATGGTAAGTTTGGTAGCTATATGACCCATGGCAACTCCAAAGTTAAACGACAGATCAGAGCTAACAATAAGCATAGTTTGGCTATTGCAGATCATAACTGTAGTAGCGGTTGCTACTTGGGGCTACGCCAGTATCAGTGAAAGAATAGACGTTAACGCCCAAGAGACGCGGAGTCTTAGGGGTAACCAAAATAACTACATATTTCCTGACATACGAAAGCTAGAAGAAGAAGTAATAGCCCTTCAAAAAGAAGTGTTGATACTTCAGACAGACCTTAAATACTACAAAGAAAATTAGGTGGAGCATGAAACTAGACCCTGTTCTTCTCAGCATGGCTTGCTCGTGGTCAATGAAAGCGTACAACGAGACTAATCGTGACGCGACCAAGATTGAATCGGGGCTTACGTCTACAACCGCCTTTGTAATTCAGCGCAAGACCATAGACATCATCGTGTTCCGTGGCACGCAACAGGTGGGCGATTGGGCGTTTAACTTGTTCCCGGTTCCTGTCCCGTACGCCGGGCGCTTGTGTCACGCCGGGTTTGTCGCGGCCCACGCGTCAGTGTGGGATGACATCGAGCCGTATATCGATTACAACAAACGCACGCTGATCTGTGGTCACAGTCTTGGCGGTGCTTTAGCCGAACTGTCCGCAGCTAAGCTAAACGGTAAACACGACAACCTGAGTCTTATTACTTTTGGAAAACCAAATACGTTCTTCAAGGGTTTTAAAAAGCCAATGCTTCTGGACAATCAGATTTCAGTGGTTAACGGTAGCGACTCTGTCCCCCGGGTGCCACGTTTGTGTTATGGACCCAGTAAGTCTCAGGATATGTTATATTTCTCAAACGGTGGCGTGGATTACATCAACCCATCTAAATACCTTCGAAAGAAAGACAGAGGCATTAAAGACCGTATATCCGACCATTTTATGGAAGGTTACAAAGCCCGACTAGATAAGTTCTTAGAGGACCAGAAAAATGGTAAGACTGGCGTTGATATTTAGCATTGCTTTACTAATGGCGTCCTGCACTACAGTTGAGCAGGTTATTGAAAACAAAGAAGTTTATTGCTCTGGAATGTACAAAGGTGTCCGAGCGGTAGGCCGCAGTGCGTTGAGCCTTACTACGGGTGTGATTGTCCCCGATGTATGCGATAGCATTGATGAGATTGTAGAAGAGGAAAACGCCGAAGACGGCGTAACCAAAAGCGCTGAATAATCTTTACACGTTATCCAAAATGCTATTGGTGCTAAAGCAGCTATGACCGAAAAACTTATTGAAATGCTCAAGCGCCATGAGGGTGTAAAGTCGCATATATACCGGTGTAGTGCCGGTTTTTGGACTATAGGCGCAGGGCGAAATGTAGACCTTAACGGCGGCATTGGGTTGTCTGATGACGAAGTGGATTACCTGCTAGAAAACGACATAGAGCGCGTCATCAAAGAGTTAAGCTCTGAATATCCTTGGTTTAATAGCCTTGATGATGTGCGAAAAGATGCTATGATTGACATTAGCTTTAATCTTGGTGCCACACGTCTGCGTGGCTTCAAGAAAGCGTTAGCTGCCATGGAAGTGGCGGACTATACCCTCGCAGCAAAGGAATTCCTTGATTCCAAATGGAGTCGGGACGTAAAAGGCCGCGCACATGAGCTCGCATCTATGATAGCGACTGGTGAATACCTATTATGAGGTTAGCGAATGCCTTTAGCCAAGCTACAATTCAGACCCGGAATCAATAAAGAAGCCACGTCTTACTCCAACGAAGGGGGCTGGTCCGACTCGGACAAGGTCCGTTTTCACTATGGGTACCCCGAAAAGATAGGTGGTTGGGTCAGACAATCTAATTTTAGCTTCTTGCAGCCTTGCCGGTCTTTGCATACGTATGTGACTTTAGACGGCTCCAACCTTGTCTCGGTAGGAACCCGGTATAAGTTTTATATTAACGAAGGCGGCTTTTACTACGACATTACGCCTATTCGCACTACCACTTCCGCGGGCGACGTTACGTTTGCCGCGGTCAACGGATCTTCTACTATCACGGCAACGGATAATTTACACGGCGCTGCTACTGGCGATTTTGTAACGTTTAGTGGTGCGGCCACTCTTGGCGGCCAAATTACTGATACCGTTCTTAATCAAGAATATCAAGTTACCGTGTTAGACGAAAATACGTACACGTTTACGGCACGAACCGCAGGCACGAGTATTTCAAGCATTACTGAAAACGGCGTCCTTAACCCTACGCCGGTCACGGCCGATGGATCAGATACCGGAAATGGCGGGGCGTCTGTGGTAGGTACTTATCAAATAAACTCGGGTCTTGGCGTAGCCGTAACAGGAACCGGCTGGGGCTCTTCTACATGGAGCAGAGGCACATGGGGCTCTGCTTCAACTACCACGATAATCAACTCGTTACGTTTATGGGGAGTGGACAACTTCGGTGAAGACCTGCTGTTTAATGTACGCGACGGTAACATTTACTATTGGGACACTAGTGCCGATGATCTGACCACGGACCGCGCGACAGCGCTGTCTGACTTGCCTGGAGCGGATGCGACAACTCCGACCATTGCCAAGCAGGTTCTAGTTAGTGACAGGGACCGACACGTCATTGCTTTTGGCTGCGACGCTCAGGACAATATAGGTGTACAAGATCCGCTGTTAATTAGGTTCTCTTCGCAAGAATCTTTGACCACTTGGACGGCCGAAGTGACCAATACGGCGGGCGACCTTCGTGTGGGTTCGGGCTCTGAAATCATTACTGCGGTAGAAACCCGTAACCAAATTCTTGTGTTTACGGACATTTCTCTACACGGCATGCAATATCTTGGTCCGCCATTTACTTTTGGTATTGCCCAAATAGCCGATAACATCACCATTGCCGGACCTAATGCGGTTACGGCAGTAGACGACAAAGTGTTCTGGATGGGTCTAGGCGACTTCTATATCTACACGGGTCAGACTCAAAAAGTGCCTTGTTCGGTTAGGTCCTACATTTTTGACAACTTTAATACCGGCCAAGCTCAGCTTGTAACCTGTGCGCTAAACTCGACCTTCTCTGAAATTTGGTGGTTTTATCCGTCTAAAAGCTCTAATGAAAACGATAGCTACGTTATTTATAACTACGTGGACAACACATGGG